AATCTATCTCTTTCATCAACATTAATAATTGCTCGTATATTGAATAACTTATTATCAAAACTAATCCTAGAAGCGTTGGTAATATCAGTCCTGTAACGCACTGTAATCTCGTGGGACACGCTTCCAACTAACTTGCCTTGTGCATACACCTCTTTTCCACTTTTAGGCTTTATATCAGCGTATACTGAAGCAATACTTGACCAACCTGAACTAATACCACCACCACTATCTCTAGTAGTACCTTGACCTTGAAGGGTGATTTGATGTCTTAACTGACCTACTTGACTCATTATCCAATTGACATGAGTTTAGAACTACCTAAACCGCTATAAACTACATAGGGTGCTAGTAATCTAGTTGCTGTAGCAGGTAATGATGTTTTACCTTCATACATATCCCCTCTATGTTCATACAAATAGGTTAATACTTGATAAATAGAGAATTTAATTGGTTCAGGAACAGCGTTAGCACTTGCATAACCTACAATGTATTGAACTTCTATAGCATTGGCTACTCTTAGTGCTGTTGGGAATGTTTCACCTGTTCTTAAAACTATTCTTGCAGGTTGTTTAGCACTATCTACATAATAATTAGAACTTGCAAAAGTTGTAGCAGTATCATTATCATCATACGTCTTGACATGAGTGACTGAAGTAACTGGTGGCATAGGTAAGTCAATATAGTTTTTGTAATAATTAAGATATGGACCAGTTCTCATACCTTCCCATAAGGGGTTATCTATATCATCAAGATTATCTAAGAATAGTTGCAAAGTTTGGGACATGATTGCCCTTTGCATATGTTCTTCACATAACTTTCTTGCAGAAACAATTAATGATGTGATTAAAGCATCATCACCTGAACTATCTACTCTTAAATATGCTTTTGCTTCTGCAAGTGTTATTGGTTCTGATGCAGGTTCTGTATGTATTACTAGACCTGCCATTCATTCTCCTAATTAGCCTTTTTCTTATCTGCTTTTTCTTCTACAACTTCAGCTTGAACTGGTGCTTCTCCACCTTGTACTTCTTGCAATCTTTGTATTAAGACTCGGATTGTGTGTTGAGCATTAGCAAGTTCTTGTTGAGCAGTGTTGTATAGTGCTTCGTAATTTAATTCTTCTGACATATAATTCTCCTAAATTAATTAAAAAATACTCTTTCTATGAGTAAGCCAAACATGGAAGTAATAATTAAAGCGTACTGACCATAAATGAGATTATCAAGCTTATCAAATCTCTTTGAGCCACTTGCTAATCTGTTGTCTATGTTTTCATAACGAATAGCACATTCACGTTCATGTGCTTCTAGTTTGCTTATATTTCCACTTGCCATAAATCTATTCTAAGTCATTAATTCTTTATGTACAACATAATAAACGAACCTGAAACACCATGCGTACCAGCACTAGCAATACAAGTTAATTTGCAATCTGCTTTTTCAGGTATAACTTGTGGTAATTCTATATCAAACTTTAACGCATCTGTTGTAAATGTACCTTTTTCTTTTGTTTGATAAACACCACCAAATTCTTTACATTTAACTCTTGCTGTTAAATATACAGAACCTTGTATGTTTGATGAAAAATCCACTTGGTATAGATAACCTGTATGACCTGAGGGAACAGTCCATACTGCCATAAGTGTTTGGTTTTCACCTGTAGATATTTTTGCTAATGATGTTGCAGGAACACCTGAAGATACAGCACCAGTTCCCATATGGATATCACCTGCGTTTGCACCGCCTGTACCTGCTGTTAATACTTTTGCTCTAAATACTCTTAAATATGAATTAGTAGTATTAACTGCTGTTTGTCCATTTAAGGTAACAATCTCTTCTATCTCGTTATAATCCCCATCCAAGCCACTGAGACGCACTGTCCTTGCACCTGTGCCATCACTTGTATCGTTTGTATTAGTTGATGAAACTTTGATTACACTGGCTTCTGTTAAAGCGTCATAATCACTACCATTATCTGAAATAGTTACTTCTGTATTACCAACAGAAGGGTGGAAACCAAATTTATAGAGACCTTTGGTTTTATCCCACCTTCCTTGTCTTACTTGTAGACCTAAAAAGGAATTTATAGACATTTAAGCCTTCTTTTTAGTAGTTTTCTTTTTAGTTGTTTTTTTCGGTGCTTCTCCACCTTCCCATGCTTCATTAACATTAGGTGTAGAAGGGTCATCAGCTTTTAATTGACCTTTTTCGTTTCTTGCTCTTTTAACTTCTTTAACATCCGCTTGAACATCTAGTGTTTCTTCTACAGAATCTACTTTAACTTCCATAGCCCAACCATTTTCAACAAAATTGTCCATGATTTCTTCTTGCCATTTACCTTTTGAAACAACAATATCATCTGCTTTGTGTAAAACCATATCAGCAGAGTTTTCATCTGCTATAGCAGGTTTTGGAACTAATATTTTAAATTTTCTTGCCATAATTTTTACCTTAAAAATGGGGGGAAATTAATCCCCCCAAAGATTGCTCAATTAAGCGTTATGAATAACGTTTGAGACAGGTGCTGACCTTGGTCTGCTCTTAACAATCAATCCACTAATAGGTGTTCCATTAGTGTGAGTGCCTGTTTTAGCAAGAACAAGTCTTACATATCTCTTTCCGCCAACATAACCAACTTGCCATTGACCACCTGCGGTATCAGGGTCTCCACCTGTAGTACCATCAAGTTTTAGCCAAATACCACCTGCAGCAATTGTTCCATTAACAATATCTGCTTGTACAACATCTGTATAATCAGAATCGTCATCTGAATGCTCTAGTGATACTTCAAAGTAAACAGAACCTGAAAGTGTATCACCTTCTGCTCCTACGCTTACTACAGCAGTTGCTTCTTCAAAACCCTGTAAATCAATACCACTTCCATTTTCAGCGGCAGTTTTTACAGCATTTATTATTGAGTTACCTAGACCAATATTATTTGATAAATCTTGCATTAGTTACTCCTTGCTTACGCTGTTACTTTAAGTTTTGTTATAGCTTCAGGGAGAATCACTTGACCACCAACTCTTCTTCTAGCAATGTATCTTACATTTCCAGTAGTAGCTTGTGTAAATGGGTCTCTTAAAACCGCTAATGATACTCTATCAACAATCATATATGCTCTTCTGAAGTCACCATAAGCAACTGGGAAAGCATTTTGTGCGATAGATGCCATGTCTGTAGCTTCCACATAAGGCTGTCCAAGAATAGTGTTAGTAACACCACCTTGTAAAGACATACCTGCTTGGAATACATACTGACCTGCAGTATCTTTAAGTTTTCTTACAGCTGCTAAAGTGCTTCTGTTAAATACAAAAGTACCATTTCTGCCATAGTCTGACTTAATGTTATGAACCAAAGTAATAAGGTTATCAGCAGTAATTGCTGTGTTAGAACCTGAATCTATAGAACTAACAGAACTGTTAGTCATAAATCCTTCAGGTTTTCCAACAGCGTTACCACTTACGAAAGCTGCACCTTCAGCTTTTGCAAATTGCTCTGCAAACTCTGACTGCATTTCAGCTTCTAAGTCAAATACTGAATCTTCTAAGTCTTGCTCAGAAATATCTACTAGAGCATATTGCTCATGAGCAGGTAATTCTTCTAGACCTACATTATATCCAGTTGTTTCACTTCTAGTTCCACTTTCTGCTACCCACTGTGCTGCAAATGTACCAGTTCTTTTTGGAACTTGAATACTTCTACTAGCAGTGCTTCTGATTCTTGCAATACTTCTGATTGGGGATATTTCAGTAACATCTTTAATCAGTTCTCTTACATATTCAGGTGGTGCTAAATAACCACCAGTTGAATCATTACTTACAGTTAATGCTTTCTTCTCTACTGGGTCAAGACCTTCCAGTCCTTTTCTACAGTAAGTGTCAAATGCACTCATATATTCATCTACTTGCTTAGATTCAAAACCTGAGTTTGGTCGTGTTACGATTGTCTCTAGTTTCTCAATTTGGCTTTTGATGTTATCAGCGTTAAGTTCAGCAGTTGTTAGTTTTTGATTAATGTCTTCATAAGAATCCATCTTAGCTTCCATCTTAGCTAATTTCTCATCCACTAATGCTGTGCTTTCGCCTTTTTCAATCTGCTCTAGTCTTTGGTCATTTACTTTTTTAAATTCTTCAAAAGTTTGACCTAAGTCTGTTATAGCATTTTTTATATCTTCCGACATAATAATCTCCTATTAAGATTTTAAGGTTAAAGTTAAGTTCTTTATGGCTTCTACCAATTCAACATTTGTATCAACATCGCGTTGACCGAATGCATCAGTGACAGCTTTTGCTGCCATCTTTGCTTCTGAACGAGAAAGACTGAAAGCATCTCGCATTCCATTTTCCCACTCTCTAATAGAAATCTCTTCACCTTTCACTGAACGAACAGTTGCCTGAGGGTTCATGGGAAAGGTTACTAACGACACTTCCATCAAATCTACTTCTTTAATAATACGTTTGTTACCACGTTTATCGTATGAAACTTCTTTTGGGTTTACTCTAAAGCCTATTGATAGACCATCTAATGCACCCATTTTTAATAATTCGTATGCTTCCGCACCTGCTTGTGTTTTAAGAGCTAATCTACCCTTAACAACTAAACCATGTGCATCTTCTTTTATCTCATCAAACACACCAATAGGCATATCAGATTTATGTTGATATAAAAGTTTTACATTTTGTGGTTTTCTTCTTTTTAAAGATTTTGCAAACGCACCTGCTTCAATTACATCATTACCTAAGTCTTTGTTTCCAAAGACAGAACCATAACCTTCAAATGTTCCATAGTTCTTATCTTCTTCATCATCGTTGTAGGCTTTAATACTGGATTTGATTTCTATAGATTCTTTTTCTACTTCTTTAGAATCCATATCATCTTCAGTTTCTTCAGAATCAGGTTTGCTTTTACCAAACTCTATAATGTAAGAGTCATCTGTTTCTTCTACTGCTCTTATGTGTTTTTCATCATTCTGTGTAGAATCTTCTTTGTTTGAATCGTACTCATTAGTACAGACAGCTAATCGTTGGTCGGAATCTGTATATTCACTCGCCATAGTGTCGTCTCCCATACATCTAGTTATAAAATTTTGCCTTGACTCATTACTGTTAGGTTTTGGTATTGGCATAATTACTTCATATAGTATCTTATTGAATAGATTTGCACAATATATAGGTATATTAAAAATAATTAAAATAATTCTTGCATAGTATTCCAATTTGGGGTTATACTGTGTACATAATAAATTGATAGCCGAAAGGCAAGGAAGAATAAAATGAAAAACTATCTAACACAAAGAGAATACACAGGAGAAAACATTTTGACTCTTGAATCATTAGGATTTAATGAAGATGATTCTTTTGTAACATTTAAACAGGCTTTAAAAATTGATGGAATCACAGGTCAATCTTTAAAAGGTCTAAAAAAAGCAGCAACTCTTATCTTTTATAAAGAAGAAAAAGATAAAGAAACTGGAGAAAAGAAAAAAATTAGAAAATATTTCTCAGTCTTTAACGCTGCGGAAGTATTATCAAGAATTGAAACTAACAAGGCAGCTTAAGGCTGCCTTTGTTTTAAGGATATAAAATGACTAAAAAAATTAAAGCAATACTAATTGACCCAGTTGACTGTTCTACTTCATACATTGATATAGATGATAATTTAAAATCTTTTTATAGCATCATGGATTGCGATTTAATAGATGCACAGCAAATTGGATTAGACACTGTTATGTATTTTGATGATGAAGGTAAATTAAAGAATAACCAAAGATACTTTCAATTCACAGTTGCAAATCCGATAGCATATTGTGGCAGATGCATAGTAATAAGTTCTGACGAAGATGGTGGCAATGATGATGTTAAAATTGATATTGATGTTTTAACAAAACAAATTGAATGGTTACCTGAAGGTTATACTGAAGAACCTTATATGGAGTTTATCCCTCTTAATTAATCCATGTCACGTTCATCAGCGTAGATAATCACACATCTACAGTTGATGACGTTGGCAACTCCACCTTTTGAGTCTCCTGCATAACCCATTGGCATTCCACCAACTATAAAGTCTTCATTCATATCTACAATTTGACCATTAGCTGATGCATGTGTTGACCTAGTTCTGCCATCACTTGTTGCAACCCATTTCTTTAACATCTTTATTCCTAAGTCTGTTTCTACAGTTTGATGATAAGAGTGATTAGCAAAAGAAGCAGCATTATGAGTTTCTGTTCTTGAAATTAAAGCTGCTCTACTTCTGCTTATAGATGTAAACTTTGTTGATACTAATTTAGCAATCTCAGGCAAAGTTAAATTATCTGCCCTACCTTGTTCTATTAACCTACTAATTCTGTTAGCCATTCTTGTACTTATACCTGCAAGTATTAATTGTCTTGAATTAAAATATTGTTCAACCACTGCTTCAAAGTCTGTGCTTCTTCCAAAAACAAAAGCATCATCTTTTTGTGAATTATAATAAGTTTCTTCGTTAGATTTATAAATCACTTGGAGTGTTCTTCTGTAATGACTTAACATCAAAGGCATAAAATCTTCATTTAAAGATTGAGTTGCTACATCATTTTGATATATCCCATATTCTTTATAAAGATGTAATTGAACTCTTACAAATTTTCTAAACAAGGTGTCTAATCTTTTAAAAAATCTTTTTTCTAGGTTATTTCTAAGAGCAAGTTGCCTTCTTGATTCTTTAGCAGCACTTATTCTTTGTCTATAAGTATTAAATCTTTTTTGATTTAACTTCATGTCTTGCTAGATAGTGGGTGTCCTTTAGGAAATAAATCTGTGTCATGTTTGCCACCTCTAAATTTACCTGATGATAATGCTCGTAAAAAACTATTTACTCTTGCATATGCCCACTGGTCAGGACTGCTTACACTTGGTCTTACACTTTGTGGATTAGTTCTATAAGCACCAACACCCCTTCTAAACACAGCTTCTAACATTCTAAGAGTTACTCTTTTAGTTTTGCTATTACCATGTTTTTCGTTGTGGTCTTTTACTTTATCTTCTAAAGCTGTTTTAACTTTACCTGATAAAGCCTTTTCATCTTCTTTGCTTTCTATATGTTCTTGTAATGCAAACTCTTTATCTTCTTCTGTGATTATTTGTTGGCGTTTTCTTTTTGACCAAGCAAACCCTGAATCACCACCCCAAAGCAACCAAGCAATCTTTCCTGCACTTGGATATCCTTCTTCACCTTGTCTAAAACCTTGTGCTTGTTTATCTACTTCATGTCTACTAAAAAAACTGTACATTCTTTTGACTGTAGATATAGATAGCCTTTCTCTTGATACCAGTTGATTTGCACGAGCAACACCGACAGCAGTGCCACCCCTATTGAACTTTTTTCTTAGTTCAAGCCCTCTCTTAGCTTCTTCTGCCATTTCACTGGTAGGAACTGTATTGATATCTGATAATGCTTTTTCTTCTTGTAATAAAAAGTCAATCTCTTTATCAACTTCATCATCATTATCATAATCTTCTAAATCTTCTTCATTGATTGGATTCTCAGGTTTTTCAACTTCACCATCACCGATTGGGAATAGAGTTGCTGAAACATATAATTCATCTGCACCTTGTACTGGTTCTAATCCAATAATCTTTCTAGCTTCGTTTCTTGTCATAATCCCTTCACGAACTGCTGATGTTACATTCTCATACGTCTTCTTTTTTCTTTCAGCTAATGCAGGTATAGAATCAATATCAAATTCAATAGACAGTCTTTCATCAAACATTGGCACTAACCATTCATTCAGGTCTGATGATATCTTTCTTAAATGTGGGATAATTGTTTCTTCATATAAAGCAAGTCTTGCTTCAGCTACATTAGAATAAGTTTGTGAATCAGGAACACCAACTAATTGACTTGGAACACCAAAACATAAAGCTATATCGGTAGTTGCCATATTCTTTAATGCATGGAAATCCATATCTTTTGGACTTAAACCCATTTCTTTCCAGTCAAAGTCACCTTCAAGAAGCATTGGTCTACCTGCATTACCTGCACCACTAAATCTGTTATTGAGGTCTGTTAGTAATTGTTGTCTTTGTGATTCTGTAAGGTTAACTGCAAATCCTGAATCATCTTGTGGTTTAAATATTACAGCACCACTTGGTCTTGCTCCATTTTGTAATAGATTGACATTATGTTTACTAGCCATATTAAACTGGTCTACTTCAACAGCAGCAGCACTCATTGGACTTAATCCATAATAATCATCTAAAGGATTCCAAAGTTTTACATGCTTAACTTCACTAAAACCATTGTCTTGGTCAACTTCATATACTTTTTGTATTTTTCCATTTATGACATATTCGTATTTATCAGGAATAGCATTACCGCTTCCTTTGATATTAATTCTGTCAGGTCTTAATTGATGTAATTCTTTAGGTGTTCCAGTAACACCACCTACTTTAAGAATGTAAGCATTACCACTAAGCAACACATAACCAAATAAGGAATTAAAAAACTCTGAGTAGGACTGTAAAGGATTGGGTCTGTTAAGTAAGTCAATAAGTGGATGTTGTTCAATTATTTGGTCTCCTGCTTTTATAACAAAAGGTACAGCACTTGCACCTTTAGATATTTCATTTACACATCTGTAAACAATAGCATTTTTTAAATAACCTTCTTTTGCTAAATCCTGATACTTGTATGTCTTAGCTTCTTCAGTACCAACACCAAAGTAACCCATCATATTAGAATTTTTTTGTTCTACAGGTTGTACGTTTAATAATCTTTGTAAAAATGTTTTTTGTGCCATTAGCTTATTCTCCAGTTTACTTGTCCTTTAGATTTGCTCAATTCGGTTAATCCCCATACTAAAGCATCTAATCTATCAGGTGAACTATTTGTTTCGCCAGTATAACTGCACATTTGCTGTTCTAACTCTGAAAATACATCAACATGATGTACTCTCCTTTGTTCATACAAAGCTGCGATTGGTTCTGCTCTTAAAATTTTACCTCTTGTTGCTCTTACACTTCTATAAGAAACATTGTGGTCTATATTTCTAATAAGCCTTTCTACCAAATCGCCACCATTGTTCACTTCAGCTACTATTCTATCAGCTTCCCATTCATAGAAAGCATTAATAGCTATTCTACCCCATTTATCAGGAGGATGTCTTCCTGATAAGTCCTCTAAGACATAAAAATGATTATTAAAGTCTTTTCCTACTACTACTATACCTGTTTCATCAGAATTTGCATTAGCTGTCACAGCAGGGTCAATAGCTACTATTATTTGTTGTAAATCTTTGTCTTCATGCAATCTTGCTTCATCTATTAAATCATTAGTCCATAAAGCACCTTCTAGATTATCAACAATTTCTGCATATAATTCTTGTCTACCTAAATTAGTACCTTCATATTTGTCTTTTAACATTGCTAATGCACTTTCAGCAAGATTAGCTTCGTTTTCAAAAGTATTGCCTGATGTCACATGAACATCATCTCTTTCAACCAATTCTTTTATTAATTTAGTTGGTTTTGGTGTTGTAGTTATTACACATTGAGGATTATCACCAAGTCTCAGTCCAAACATAAGTTGGTCAAATGCTTCAGGATAACGCCAAGCAGCTACTTCATCACACCATGCTCTATGAAACTGTGGTCCTCTTAATCTTTCAGGTTCTTGTGCTGCATATCCAGTAATCTTTGACCCATTAAATAATCTTATTTCGGCAACACTTGATGAGTAGCCTTTTTGGTCATTGGATTGTATAAAACATTCTTTAGGTATAATTGATATTAAGCCTGAAGGACCACCAAAACACACACGCCTCAAGTCACCATGCGTTGGTGCAACCACTGCACAACTAGAGTTAGGATTTCTTAATGCATACAAAGCGATATCCTGTGCTCCTGTGCGAGTTTTACCCCAACCACGACCTGCTAATATTAACCAAATATAATGGTCAACGTACTTAGGTTGTAATTGCTTATCTCTAGCTGTATCTAACCATTCAGTGCGTAGTGCTATTGCCTTTGCTTCTGCTCTCTTCAACTGAGTCAAGCAACTCCATAGCTCTTCTGAAGGTGTCATGTTCCTGTAAGTTTCCATTTAGATTGATGTTATCAGTTGATTCTCCTAGTGCTAATTTAGCAAATTTTTGTGTTTTCAATGCAGCACTTGCCATTGAATCTAATTGTTGAGGTGTAAAATCTTTTATAGAAGCGTTTTGTGTATTTCTAATAACATTACCACATCTTGCTAATAATGCTTTTGCAATATTTAAACAAGCAGAATCAAGTTTTTTAGCTTCAACTGAAAACTCTTTTATTCTTTGAGCATCTAATTGTTCTTCATACTCATGTTGGAACTTTTCTTGTTGAAACTTCCAGTTTTCTCTTTGTGCTAATTTATACAGTGTATTTTTTGATAACTTGTGTAAGTCTGATAAATCTTCAATGGTTGCTGTTCTTCTAAAACCTTGTGGGTCAATGTCTCCCTGCACATAAGACACTCTCAACTGTTCTTTAAGTTCAGAAGTTATTTTTTTATATTTAGGTTTCTTGTTAGCCATTTTTTGTATATTTTTGTAAATGATACCTTATATAAGACTAATATTACAAATTGAATTATTTTGAACTTAGACTGTTATATATTTCATCAGTACCTTCTAGAACAGCATTATTGCCAGTGTAGTTTTGCCACCTCTCAACAATTACATCTGCGTACTTAGGGTCTAACTCCATGCCATAACATCTTCTTCCTGTTTTTTCAGCTGCAATAAGAGTGGAGCCTGAACCTAAAAATAAATCTAATACAAGGTTGGTTCTTTGAGTTGAGTTATTTATAGCCCTCTCTACGAGTTCTATGGGTTTTGTTGTAGGGTGCAGTTTTGATATTCTTGGTCTTGGAACCTCCCACACATCTGATTGTTTTCTATCCAGTAGAGGACTTAATCTAGATTCATCTGCGTTCCATCCATACCATATAGGTTCATATTGAGTGTGATAATCTTTTCTTGATATGACCAACGCATCCTTTGCCCATATTATTGTGCTTGACCAGTGAAAACCTGCATCTCTAAGTGTTTTGTCTACAATTGCCCATTCCTGTGCAGACATCACAAGATAAGTCATACAACCACCCTTACTAGCTATTTTAAGTGATGTACAAAATCCCATCACAAAATCTGCCCATTCATCTTCCTGCATATGGTCATTTAATATTGTTCTTTGCTTCCATGTTGGATGGTCTGTTGCTCCATAGTTAACATTCCAAGGGGGGTCAGTAAATATCATATCAGCTCGTTCTTTATTCATGAGCTTTTCAACATCATCTATTGAGGTGCTATCTCCACAACATAATCTGTGATTACCTAATATCCACACATCTCCCATTTTTGATATTGGTGGTTCATCTTCTTTAATTTCAGGTATTGCATCTTCTTCGCTTTGAGGTTCTTCTACAAAGGATTCAAGATTCATGTCAAAGCCCATATCCTCAAGCTCAACATCAGTAAAACCTGTGTACTCTAAGTCATAGTCGCTTTCTAATAAATCAGTGATTTCTTTTGTGAGCAATCCATAGTTCCACGAAGCATACTC